GAACTCAAAGAACAATGTTGGGAATATTTGCAAGAAAATAATATGGGTAATAGACATAGTGCAAATGGAAACAAAGAGGAGCAGTTTGTAGGTCTTATAGGCGAAGTATTGACTAAAAAATTATTTAAGAAACAACATAAATTTGAGAATGGTTTTGACGGTGGATATGATTTTATACATAGGACAAAAAAAGTAGATGTCAAGACAATGGGAAGAACAGTAAATGTAAAAGATTATTTTGTACATAATTTTATAGCTTTTCAAGAAACTTACAACTGTGACATATATATATTTAATAGTTTAAACAAAAAAACAAACGAGCTTAATATATGTGGATGGATTACAAAAGCAGATTTATTTAAGAACGCAATATTTTATAAGAAAGGAACTATAAGAAAAAGAAGTAACGATACATCTTTTAAAATGAAAACAGACACTTACGAAATAAGAAATGATTTATTAACAGACATACAAGAATTATTATGAAAAATAAAAAAGTAAGATTTATACCGTGTTCGGAGTTTCAGCAAGTATATAGTTGGAATGGAAGAACTAATAAAAAGTCAAATTATGTTCCACAGCATATGCTAGAAAAATATAGAAAAAAGAAATGAAATTAGGCGATAAATTAGAAACAATAATAAATGTCATTACTTTAGGTAAAGGCAAAGCTATAGCAACTTGGATAGCTAATAAACTTGGTTATGACAGTTGCGGGTGTGAAAAACGTAAAAACTATCTAAATGGAATCACAAGAGATGGAACAGAAACTAAATAAAGAAGAATACGACAAGTGGACAGAATTTAAAGCTGTAAAGAGTAATAAAATCAGTCGTAAAGAACAAGAATTAATTGCAACTATTCATAGTAAGTATTTCGCTCACAAGTTTTATTTACCTTGCGGATGCAGTCCGAAACAATGGAATAACTGGATTAAACAAATAAACGAATTATACGAGCTTGGATATAGAAAGAATACATAAGTTTGAGCAGACCGTAGTTACGTTTATGAATGAGTTTCAGGATTGGCAACTTGAATGGTCAGGAGGTGGCTTTGAACATTATGACGCAAAAGGTTTAACGCCTAAAGGTCACGAGTGCGTAATTGAAATGAAATTTAGAAATAAATATTATTCAGACAAGTTGTTAGAAAAAGACAAGTACGATGCACTAATGAAGATGGATGAAGAAATAGTAAAGCTATATTTAGTAGCAGACCCTAAAGCGACATATTTATTTTGGTTAAACTATTTAGAGATGCCAGTAGTTAAAGAATTATATTGTCCTGACACTACACTATGGACAAAGAAAAAAGTATTAAAGAAAGTATATTTATTAGACGAATCAATGGCAAGTATTGTCGTTCCAGAATAATTTTATATATTTATCAAAAATTGTTAATTATGCCTATACCAAAACCAAAAGCAAACGAATCAAGAAAAGATTTTATTGTAAGATGTATGTCAGATAAAATAATGGTAAATGAATATCCTGACAAAAATCAAAGATTAGCAGTATGCTCAACTCAATTTAAAAACAAGTAAAATGAAAAAACAAAGACAGTATCGAAGTAATCAAGGGCGTGACCCTAAAAAGAATCAAGAATGTTATAAGACAATAGAACTTGCATTTATAATATTTACTATAGCAATTATTGTTATCTTAATTATACAACAATGACTATAGTACAGAAGCAAGTATATGAAAGTAATTTTAATATGATAGGTTACTTTCTAAAGGAAGCATACGAGAAATCTACAGGTGCGAAAAAGAAACAAATAGCAAATCTTATAGGTAATATAAATCAAATGTATCTATATACAAATATGCTAGAAACAGAAAATCATATACTACAGTCACGAGAAGATGAAGTTAATAATGAAAAAATCAAGTGGGCTGAACGAGCTAAAGTAGCAGAACAAGTAATATTTAAAAATGATAAAACTATTAGACCAAAAGAATTATAAGAAACAAGACGTACTTAAAAAGATGTACGATGACAGCTATTACTATGGTACGTTAGGACAACTAGCATTAAGTAGTAGTTCTTTAAAACTATTATTAGACAGTCCTAAAAAGTATGCTTATGTGAGTGAGTATGGAAGTCCAGAAAGTCAAGCATTAAGAGATGGCTCACTTGTGCATCTTGCAATATTAGAACCAGACAAATTTGAAGAACAAATATTTGTAGATGTAGCGAGTAAGAATACAAAAGCATATAAAGAAGCTGTAGCGAAACACGGACAAGTATTTACTAGAGTAGAAAAACAAAACGCAGAGAAAGTAGCAGATGCGATATTCAGAAACGAACAAGCACTACAACTAATAACTAACTGTGAATTTGAAGTACCTGCAATAGGCGACATATACGGATTTCCATTTAGAGGCAAAGCGGATGTATTAAGTAATAAAGGTATAGTAGACCTAAAAACAACTTCAGGAGGCATAAAGAACTTTTATCACTCTGCAAAGAAATATTTATATAGTGTACAATGCTATATATATTGTCAGCTCTTTGATGTTACTTATGACCAGTTTAAATTTCTAGTAGTAGACAAAGGAAGTTTAGACATAGGTATATTTGAATGTAGCGAGGAGTTTTATAAAGATGGAGAAGAACTAACTAAAAAAGCAATAGACATATACGAAACATTTTTTGTCAATGGTGCAGACCTAGACGATTATATTATAACAGGCGTACTATGATAAACATTTATAATATGGATTGTATGGAAGCTATGAAAGATATGTCAGATAATCAATTTGATTTGGCAATAGTTGACCCTCCCTATGGTATTGAAAGATTCAAAAAAGGTTTTGGAACAACAAGATTTAAAATGGATAAAAGAACTGCAAAAAATGGTATTGAATGGGATATAAAACCTAAAGATAATTTTTTTCAAGAATTATTTAGGGTATCTAAAAATCAAATTATTTGGGGTGCAAACAATTTCATTTTACCCCCTACTGAATATTTTTGTATTTGGAATAAAAAACAAACAGTAGATAATTTTGCAACTGCCGAGTATGCTTGGGTAAGTATGGGTTTAAAAAAACCTGCTAAAATATTTGAATATTCAATACATAAACATAATCACACAAATAAAATACACCCTACACAAAAACCTGTAAAACTTTACGAATGGCTACTTATGAATTATGCAAAAGAAGGAGATACAATACTTGATACACATTTAGGTTCTGGAAGTATAGCAATAGCTTGCCATAATTTAGGATATGATTTAACAGGATATGAAATAGACAAAGATTATTATGAAGCTGCAAAGAAACGAATTAAAGAACATCAAAATCAATTAAGAATATTATGAGAAAAAATAAAAAAGTAAATACTAAAAGAGCTATGAGAATAGCAAACCAAGTAAACAAATTAGCAAACCTAGATGTATTTAAAAACACAAGAAAGCTAGAACATATAGAAGCAAGGTCATTGCTTTCAATTATATTATATAAGTATGAGAAGTTTACCCTGCACGATATAAAAAACTTCTACATAGCTAATGGCAAATCTTCAGACCATACTACAGTATTGCACAGTATTAAAAACTGGGACATATACAGACACTATAATAAGAACTTACTTGAGTGGCTTAATTGTATAACTACTGATTTAGGAAAAGCAAACAATGAAGCGAAACGAGAACTTATAAAACTCAAGCTAAATTACATATGCAATAAAGACATAGACGAACTCGCTTTAATTGTAAATACAATGGCTGAAAAAGAATTAGAAGTATGATGAATATAAATAATATATATCAAGGTAATGCAATAAATCTATGTAAAGAATTAGACACAAATAGTATTGATTGCATAATAACATCACCCCCGTATTATAATTCTAGCCATAAATATCAAAGAGGAACAGGTTTTCATTATACAGCAGACATAGGCGAACCTTTATATGTTATTATTGATTTTTTCAAAGAAGTTAAGGATAAATTAAAACAAGATGCTATAGTATGCCTAAATTTAGGTTTTAGTTATGGAGAAACAGGAGTTATGCGTCCTTTTGATATTGTGAATAGAATAAGAGAAAAGTTAGGTTATTTTGTAAATGATATAATAATATGGCATAAAAATAATCCTATACCAATGAACAAAAGATTAACAAATGCAATAGAATACATTTTTGTTTTAAGCAAACATCCTATAGGCAAATATTATACAGAAAAATATACTCATAATGTATGGAAATTTCCTGTAGATAAAGGAGGAAGAAACCATAGTGCTGTATTTCCTGTAACATTACCTAAATTATGTTTAGAGCATTTCACAAAAGAAAATGATTTAGTTTTAGACCCATTTATGGGAAGCGGAACGACAGGCGTAGCTTGTGTCGGTATGAAAAGAAATTATATAGGGTTTGAAATAAATAAAGATTATATAGAAGTCGCTAATAAAAGAATAAATGAAAATCAAAAATTATTATTCTAAAATTTGATTTATTTTTCGATATATAGATATACAAAGATTGATTAATCAATGTTTTTTCAATTATGGATAAAAGAATAAATAACGGTGGAGCAAGACAAGGAGCAGGTCGTAAACCTAAAGCTCAAGAGAAAGAGTTAATAGAAAAGCTAGATAACATTATAGACAAAGAAGAAGTGCTTAAGAAACTTAAAGAATTGATTAATGAAGGAGATATGAGAGCTTTAAATCTATATATGGGTTACAGGTACGGAAAACCAAAAGAAACAAAGGATATACATATAAACGAAGATGTACCTTTATTTATTGATTAATGTTCACTCAAACACAAGCAGTAAAGCGTTTAAGAAAACTAGAGAATAGAATACGAATTGTTAGAGGCGGTAGTTCCGCAGGAAAGACAGTAGCTATTCTTATGATACTTATTGACTATGCGATTAAAGAAAACTATAAAGAAATAAGCGTAGTAGCAGAAAGCATACCTCACTTGCGTAGAGGCGCTTTAAAGGACTTTCTAAACATACTTAAACTAACCAATAGGTACGATGACAGAAAGTTCAATAAAAGTACCTTAAAATACGAATTTAGCACAGGTAGTTATATAGAGTTCTTTAGCACAGACCAACCAGACCGATTAAGAGGAGCGAGAAGAACTGACTTATTTATCAATGAGTGCAATAATATAGATTTTGAAAGCTACCAACAATTAGCAGTTAGAACATCTGGAAACGTATGGCTTGACTATAATCCTAGTAATGTATTTTGGGTAGACAAAGAATTAATAGGACAAGAAGATACTGACTTTGTTACTTTGACTTATAAAGACAATGATAGTTTGCCTAGCACGATTATAAGAGAAATAGAAAAAGCAAGAGATAAAGCAAAGACAAGTACATATTGGGCGAACTGGTGGAAAGTATATGGTTTAGGAGAAATAGGAAGTTTAGAAGGTGTTTGCATACCTGACTGGAAACCTATAGACAACTTACCTGAAGAAGCTAGATTACTTTGCGGAGGTCTTGACTTTGGATATAGCATAGACCCTTCAGCATATATACGATTATACAAATGGAACAATGCTTATATATTTGATGAGGTGTTATATCAAAAAGGAATGTTAAATAGAGATATAAGCAGATACTTAAAAGACAATGTAATCCTTGAGCATATATACGCAGATAGTGCAGAACCGAAATCAATAAATGAGATACGAGCTTACGGTCATAAAATATCTGGCGTAAAGAAATTTAATAATTCAGTAGTATATGGCATCAATCTTATAAATCAAAATGAGATATATGTGACATCAAAATCAAAGAACTTAATTAAAGAACTTCAAGGTTATGTCTGGGCAAAAGACAAAGAAGGTAATAATATACAGAAACCTACAGGTACGCATCCTGACTGTATAGACGCAGCTAGATACGCCTTAATGATGCAACTAGAGAATCCAAATAGAGGCAAGTATGCAATTCAATAAAGTTAATTTAATATCTGGAGGCAAAACATCTGCTTATATTGCAGCTAATTATAAATCAGATTATAATGTATTCTCGCTTGTTCGAATAGAAGATAACAACAGCAAATTCCCAGACAAGAAAATAAGACAAGAAGTAGAAGATAGAATACAAGCTCCTTTTATAGCTACAGCAGAAGATGACACTATAATATATACAATACTAGACCTTGAACAATACATAGGTAAAAAAATAAGTTGGGTTACAGGAAAGACGTTTGACAAAGTATTAGACACAGCAGGAACGCTACCAGACCCATTAAGAAGATATTGTACAACTCAAATGAAGTTAGAACCTATATTTGAATGGTGGCGTAAAGAAATTAAAGAACCTGCTGAATTTAGATTAGGATTTAGAGCAAATGAACAGGCACGAGCTAAAAGAACATTAGACAAAACTAACAAGAATGGTTTATTAGAAATGAAAGCTATAGTAGGTAAAAGAAAGACACGAAACAAATGGGGAAGTATAGAATGGCAAAAACCTGTATTTCCTTTAATAAAAGACAATATATATAAAGACCAAATAGAAAAATATTGGAAAGACAAACCAGTACGCTTTGCTTGGATGAATAACTGTGTCGGATGTTTTCATAAGAATCCATTATTAATAAAAAAGATGCACTCTAAACATAAAGAGAAAATAGAATGGTTTGCATCTAAAGAAAGAATAAAGCATAATAAAGATGTTTGGTATAAAGACAAGAACCTATCTTTTAGCGACATTATAAAATGGAATACACAAATAGAGCTTTTTGAATCAGATTTTAATGAATGTGATAGTGGTTACTGTGGAATCTAACAGAGGTAGATAAAAAAAAATTAAAAATTTTATTAAAAAAT